CTTCAGGTGAGATACGTTCCAATTGAATGTCAGTGCTATCCCTATTAAGAACGACCTCAAGAGCATCTACAGTAGAGCTACTGAGGCTATAAGAACCTACACTGGAAGTTACAGTAACAGCAGTAGTCTCTGTAGTCCACAGAAGAACTCCCCTGTTCTGCCAGTCTTTAAGCATAAGATTTATTGAACGTCTAGCAGAAGCAGGTTCATGACCAAGAGTTTGCTCTCCCCCGATCATCTCCATTGCTTCTTGTATTACTTGATCTATATCAAGATTGAAATCATATGTACCTGATACTGCCATTATGTTCTATACTTTCTTGTTTTCTTAGCTATTCTTTTTGGCTGCTTCACGAACTGTTTCCCGGCAGCAGTCCCTTTTCTCTTTGCCTTGGTGGTCGCTGCATATTCCTTTGATGACAGTGCTTTGATTGCTTTCTTGGGAAGATACCGCTCGCCCGTCTTGCTGCTTGGTTTGCCTGATTTCGTTGTCCATTTTTCTTTTGTCCACTTAGCTAATTTGTTAGTAGGCTTCTTCTTACCTGAGTACGTACCACCTGCATCTTTATAATACTTAGTGGCTAACTGCATTGCTCTTGCTGAGTGCTTACCACCCATCTTAGCCTTTGCTCTTGACTTAGCCGCAGCCCACTTCTTAGGATCACGCTTAGTAGCAACACTCATTTTTTATGAACACTTTGAACTTCAAAGCTTGCTTTCGTAGAAGCACCTTTATGAGATTTGTAACCAGTGCTGGGGTTCTTCATTAGTTTAAATCCTTTACCAGCTTTCATCCAATGAAAACCTTTAGGAGCATCTACAGCTTTTTTCATTAACATTTCCATCTTTTACGGGCTTGTCTTAGACGACTATTAGGATTACTTGCAGCCTTTGGGAACTTCTTCATTTGTCCTGCTGATCTAGCACAGTAAGACTTACGCCTTGTTGCACGTTTACCAGTAGGTTTCTTTTCAGTCACAGCAGTCTGTAGTTTAGAGCCGGGGTTCTGCCTACGATACTTGGCAACACCCTTCTTGGTCATGCCAGCACCAGCCTTGGTAGGGCGTTTCATTCCCTTACCAATAGTCATACCCTTCATATTACTCTTCTTACGCTTTACTGCCATATGTATATCTATACTTTTCTTTCATGTAACTAATAAGAGAACTATAATATTCATCCCAAGTCTTATACTCTTCTTTAAGAGGTTTGTCAATAGTATTATCTATTAAATCATAATCATCTATACCTTGATCTATAGATTGTTGGTATCTATTAAGAAACTCTTTAGTAACCACGAGTAGCTTTTCCAAAACCTTTTTTAATTACACCACCCATACGACGTTTTACTTTACCACCCATTTTCTTATCTTCAGGATAATCATACTCAATAGTCATATCATTACCTGTAAATGGATTCTTGACTGTTTGATTTTTAGCTGTAAAGTCACCAGTTTTAAAACCTCCAAACAGAGCATCCGAAAGACTTTTACGTTTATCTGGTTTACTTTTTATAGTAGATTGTTTAGATGCTGTTCCAATAGGAGCAGAACCCAAACCTGATTCTGCTGCATACTTAAGATTAGCTTTAGGCTTTTTAACTACAACCGGTGTGTTCTTTCCAGCGTTACGTTTAGTGCTCTGTGCTTTTTTTGCAGATTCCTGAATCCGTTTTTCCCCTTTAGGAGAAGCTCTCTTTTTTAAAGCGTTTGTTATTATTGAAGAAAAAGAAGGAGGTTTTTTTCTTGATGGTGATTCAGATGCAATAGGTTTTATCATAGAAGTACCAGAACTAGATGCTAACCGGGCTTTTGGATTTTTTTTCTTTTGAGCAGAAATTGCTTTACGTACATTTGACTTTGCTTTACCACCTGTTTTTCTCATTTCAAAACCACCCATTTCTTTAAGCTCTGCTTCACTAGGAAGTTTCCCTCGTTTACTAAGACCCATCTCTTCTGCTACAACTCCTCTAGCTGGAGCATACTCACCTGTAGAAACTAATTTCTTTTTGCCATTCTTATCAGTTCTTACTTTAGCTTTTCCTTCCATAATAAGTCTGCGAGCTTGAGCCTTACTCATCTTCTCAGGAAGCTGTACTTTAGATAGAAGTGGGCCTTGCTCTACAGGCTTAGAACCTTCTGGTCCTGTAGCCCTACGTCTTGGTAAAGGGTCTTCCCTTTCAGCCCTATCTGATATAGTTTTTAAATATTCCCGTTGCTCAGATGGAGTTTTATTTTTTAGTGTTGTTAACTTAACGCCAGATAACTTTTCAATTTCAGATTTAGCTCTTTTAGATAAAGGCTTTTCGTTGTTTTTACGAACAGGGGCTTTCTTAGCTACAGCCGGTTTTGGTTTTGGCTTTGGTCCTCTACGGCGTTTAGGTCGTCCTGCTTTTTTTGCAATTAATTTTCCTAACATAATTATGATCCCCTTAATTCTTTAACTTAATCTTCTACTTTAAAAGACTTTCCCTGTTGATAGTCTTCATCAACAACAGCATCTTTTGCTTTACCTGTAACTGATGGCCCTTTACGTGCAGCGCCAAATCCCTGACCTGTAGGTTTACCTACGATATCCTTCAATGGAATACTACGATCAATTAGTGTATGTGGTCCCGACATTATTTCTTTCCCCTTACTTTTTTATAGATTACAATTGAAAGAAGAACAATACCTACAGCAACAAAACAAGCTATTCCAATATTATTATCAGGATTAGGTTCTGGCTTCTTTACAGGCTGTTCAACAACAGTCATTGTCTTTACTTCTGTTTTCTTTTCCATTTAAATTCTCCTTTTTTTACCTTACGTTTCTTAGGCGGTTTCATAATCTGTTGTCTAGCACTAGACCTACTAATCATAACTGTTACCGACTACCTGCCCACCTGACATGCGATAAGTAATGGGGCCGCCTTTTTTGTAGCCTTTTACTTTGCCACCAGCTTTTTTCCTTGGCATTTTTCTTTTCAAGTAGGGTGTAAATTCTTTATCACCCCTAGAAGGTCTACTAAGTTTAGGTTTATCAAAAGCACCTTTAATCATTCTTGCAATCTGTGCTTCTGTTTCTGAATTTTTATTAGGTGTTTCATCTAACTCGTTTGTAAAATCTCCATAATTAGGCAAGCTTGTTGGTTTTTTTATTTTTTTCCGCCTACGATCTTTAGCAATTTCCGAAGGTGTGCCTTTTATATTCTGGATAGTCTTACGCATTTTACCACGTTCAACTGCTTCAAGGTCTAAATTACCACCAGCCTTACGTTTTACTTTACCACCAATCTTACGACGGTTAGATATTCTTATTTCTTTAGTTTTTTGTTTAGCAGCTTTCTTTGGTCCTAATTCTAACATAGCTTCAATCTCCCTAGCTTTTTTAGTTTTCCCTCTTGCTTTTAAACTTGATACTGCTTGTTTTTGTTGATTTACAGTAGGATTAAAATTTCCTATAATTTCACCATCATTTAAAAATGCTTGAACAGGGTCTCTTTTATCTTGTTTTTTAACTGGTGTGCCTTTATAAGCAGCCTTTAATCTTTCTTTAACTTTGGGTTTTTCTGAAGTTTGTTTAGCAGTTTGACGAGCTTTATTTGTAGCTTTAATATCTTGTCTTTCCATTTTATTATAAGCAGCTTGAGCTTCTTTTCTTATCTCTGGAGTTTTCCCTTCTCTTGCTAGTTCTGCAAGCTTTGCTTTTGCTTTTCCTCTATCTTTCATTCCTTTTGAAGCTTGATCTCTTACAAAATTATTGATTGTTAAACCACCTACAGTAACTTTCTCACCTCTTGTACCTACATCTCTAGCTGTTCTAGCTCCTACACCACCTGTATAATCACTAGCATCAGGATCAAGTCTTGCACCTTCAACTTCTCTTTTTCTATTCGGTGTCTTTTGAACAGGTTTACTTTCTCGTTCTTGTCTTATAACCTTAATCTGTTCTTTAGATTTAGCTTTAGATTTCGGTCCTCTACGGCGTCCTATTTTTTTTCCAATTGCTGTTCCAAATAATTTAGCTACCATAATTATGGACTCCCCGGTGTAATTGTATCAGGACCACCCGCAGGTGAAGCAGCAATTGCCATATCATCTTGACGTGTCCTTCTAGCTTGATTTCTAAGTGTAATAACTGCTGCCTCATATTGAGCTTGCCATGCAGGAACTGTAGGCCAGTCTTTCATATACATAGTAGCTTCCAACATGGCAGCAAAAAATAAAGCGTCATAACAGTAATTAGTAAAATAATTTGCTGTAGTAACACTTGTGCCTGTAGCAGAAGCCAAGGCTAATGGTTGGGAAGCTGTTTGGATTTCTCCTGTTAAAGCAGATACAGGAGTCGGTACTATAAATATAGAACTGTTATTCTTACGTGCATAATACCTCGGCTCACCTGTAGAAGCACTTACAGGCCAGTAGTCATTGCAGTATTCAATTGTTCTCTGAAGTAAGTTAACTTTACTTCCAGCACTTGTTGTGAAATTTACATTACGAACTATGCGTACTCTATCTCCAAGAGATACAACTGCATTACTAGCTGTAAATGAGAAAGCAGTATACTCATCTAAACCTGAGTCATCAATATCTTTAGTCAGACGTAACTCTGCCCTACTGATAAAATTAGGTATCTCAGCAGTAAACTCAGAACCATCGTTCTCAGTAGTAGAAATTAAGGCTGCTTTTAAATCAGAGTATGTAGACATTGTTAGCCTACATATAATGTAATAGTTGGGGCCATAGCAGCAGCACCTGAAGTTGCAAGACTTACAATTCCAAATACGCCTACACCCATATCTCCTACGTAAGTATCTTGTGAATCAAGTGCAGCAACACGCCATCGAAGGGCTGTACCTGCTGCTGTCTTATTCGTAATCTGTTTAGTACCTTTAATAATAATGTCTCCAACAATTGTGGAGTATACGTGCATAGCCATAACACGGGTATGTGAGGGCGTAGGACTGCTTCCTGTGCCTTCATCTCCAAGTGTTAGGCCGCTATCTACATAACGAAACCCTGTGATAATAGCACCATCTGTACTTACATTTTGTGCTACTTTAATATTTGTTGTCATAATAACTCCCTTATAAGTATGAGAGA